ACAGGTGCAACAAACCTTACTTCTGATCATTTCATGATTGCGAGCGTTTCAAACGGTTTTGTATGGATACAAATTAAAGGTCCAAATGCAGGAATTGCAGGCGCCAAAGACGCTACGTATGGCTCTGATCAGGGGTTTTTTATGATCACAGAATATGAACCGTATTGGACCCTCGATAACAATACAGCAAACCATTGGTGCGTATTTTCTTCACACAATTCAACCACCGCAACATCCTTTGCACAGTATGGTAGAATCAGAAAAGGGTTTGATGGCGCTGATTGGTCACCTGTCGAGCTTGCCACGGTTAGGCCAGCTATCATTCGCACCGATTCAGTTGGCAACCTTGTGCCTGGAATCTACCAGCAAAACCAAATAGTTCACTGGGATTGGATTTTGGTTGAGGCCGGAACTAGCACTCCTGGTATCAGAGGAAGGTTGAAGGATGTTTACTTCGCAGCCGATGGGTGGATCGTGACCGGAGACAGCTCCGTTCCAGCGGCGCAGAGACATGTGTCGTATATGGGAAGCGACGTGGTCGTAGGTGGGGCGGCACACAGGATGGCCCGCGCCTTCTTCTCTCCGAATGGCTCGGTCTCTCAGTTTTGTCCGTTTGGTGTTCCTGAGGCCAGCTTTTTGCAAGCTTCAAGTTCTTTAAGCTCAACAGGCGGTCCAATAGTATTAGTTAGGTGGGTATAATGGCAGAAGTATCATGGACAAATGGTAGATTTATCTTAACCGTTGACACGACACTGCAAAAAACAACAATTGTTCGCGTTTCGGACGGGGTTCAAACGCAGTATAGGGACTCTACTGTTCAGGAGCTGCAAGACGCTCAGGCGATTATAGACGGCTCACAGTCAACAGTGGTGTCTGCTTTAAGAGAAGAGCTGATATCTGCATATCAGGCATTAAGAAATGTTAATTCAGATAGATCTGTTACCTTTCAGGAGCTGGCCGATGTAATGCCAGCGGCCATCGCCGTTTTAAGACAGTTTAAGGACCTCGGAACTCAAGATCTTCTTACTGTGCGATATGCAATAGTCCTCATTGGTGAAATAGTTGAAACTGTTCTGTGGGCAATGAAGGATGAACGAGACAAGTTTAAATTAGTTACGTCAGAAGTTCTGTCACTAAGGCAAGAGATGAATGCAATTGCTACGCGAGTGTCTAGCCTGGAGCAGCCATGATTCAGTTTGCAAGTCTGACAACGGAAGAGGTTCTCTACTCCGGCTTTACGGCAAAATGGTCGTGCTCTTATGCCTACGAGGATGGAGTTTTACTGTCTATTTACTATCACACGACGGCCCATCGAACAGAGTCTTGTGATAGCTGCACGTTGAAGTGCCACATTGGTTCAACGCCATTTACCAGGGAAGACCGGCGAAATGAGGGAATTTTTAACAGTCTGTATGCGTGGGTCAGAGAGCAGTATGGCTACGACACTGTGGTTTACAACAGTGGAGACTATCCACCAGATTTTGACGCCGTCGCGGCGCAGTTTGACGTAAAGCTCGGTGTTCTTTCTGGGCAAAGGATCGAAGAGGGTTATGCAGCAAGGCTGCCCCTGGTTTTGAATGCTTTTAATAAGATTGCAGAAACTAAAGGGTTGGTTGGAGTATAATGCCAAATGCCTGGTTTTGGGCCACGCTCCCATTGGCAGATCCCTATGCTACAAAATACTGGACCGGCTCGGTTTGGCAATCGTGTGCAGTTCATTACTGGGATTCAGCCGCGTGGGTTCCGGCCAGGGTACACCTTTGGACTGGAACAGAGTGGAACTAAATCTTTTACGCTATGATCCAAGAGCTATTGCGCTCAATGATGGCATTTCGTTTAAAACATACGGTCAGCTAATAGAAGAAATCGAAGTTCGAGCGAGCTCGCTTTTGAATTCAGATGGTCAAAGATACTATTTGGACGGCGTAACAAATCTTGACGCTATCCAGTGGATGTACGCGGCATGGATGTCTGGGAAAGAGCTCTTTTTGCTGCCATCGTTTATTCCGGCGCCGATCAGGTGGGTCCTGAGTGCAAAGTTTGGCGCACTTACAAACGTATCAAAGGTTTCACTAACCGATAAGAGAGCTGCTAGCTACCCGTTTACAGGCCGTGTCTCTGTGCTAACGTCTGGGACGACAGGAAAACCAAAGATGGTGGCCTTTGCTACAACTGCCTTTACGAATGTTTTTAATGTTTGTGGCCTCGAAGAAAAGGTTAAGGTTTATACAGCGGCACCTATGACAGCGGCTCCAATTCCGCACCTGATGTCTCTTTCCGCAGGTTGCGAGACGATGATCGAAACAGACAGATTCTCAGCGGAACGAGCATCGCAAGCAGATGTTGTAATGACAGTTCCATCATCCATTGAAAAGGTCTTGCCAATATCTGGAAGCATAGCCTCTATTATTACTGCCACGTCCCCATTGTCTAGGGCTCAGGAAGAGTTATGCGCCAACGCCACTGCATCTGTGTTTGATATATATACGTCAACTGAAACCGGCATTGTTGCAACAAGAGACGTATACCCTGACTCGCCATTCACGGTATTCAGAGACGTAGCTGTAGACGTAACTGATATGGATAGTACGGGAACCGGAATCCTTGTCGTTGAAAGTGATTATACAATGGTTGGTCAATATCAAAATAAAAACTTTGTTTGTCGTTCGAATTCGGTACAGAACGGAGATATTGTTACAGTGTCGGACCCTAAAACAATACTTCGAGTAATACGTTCAGAGACATCAAAAATCAAAGTTTCTGGATTTTCTGTATATCTAGATTTAGTTCTTGATGTTGCGCGACGCGCCCCAGGGGTACTTGACGTAAAAGCAAGCGTACTTAGAAAAGAGCCAGATGATGAGGTTACGCTATATGTCAAAACGAATGATGCAAAAAGTAGCTTTATTTCCTACATGCAGGCTCATTTGCCATGGTATGCAATGCCAAAGAGGACGGTGTTTGGCTAATGAAAAACTGGAGACCATGGGTAATTGGTTTTATTTCGGCACTTGTTGGTTTGGTGGCGTGGTTCGGCTTTCTAGAGGTAGGAGCCTTAGTCAATGGAGTTCCTGGAGATACGCTGACGGCAAAATTCATGGAAGCGTCATGTGTCGGTGTTGAAAGGTGTAACAGTCCAAACGCTGATATGGTAAAAAATGGAGTTTTGGCTCTTCTCGCGGGCATCATCTCTCTTGCTTCCTGGCTGATCTGGCACTTCTACGTTGAGCCAGTGAGGTATTTGAAAAAGCACGGCAAGGAAATAGAAAGGTCATGATAGAATATGAATATGAGTGATGAAGAATTGTTTGACTACGATGACGTATTTGAGGACAACGACACGGTCGATGTTCCAGAGCCGGTGTCTGTGGCGCCAGACGCGAGCGACCTTGTTGAGTCTGCTCTAAACAAAATGGGTCCGGCTCTAACAGAGCTTTCCACGCTGGAAGAAAAGATTGTTAGATTCCAGCGTGCCAAGGGTCTTGAGCCAGACGGCCTTGTTGATTCGGCATACAAAGTCCTTTTCGAGCAGGAGTAGCATATGGCTCTCTCAGACAGAGCCCTACCGAAGGCCCTCGTAGCGGTGTTCGCAGATCCTACCTGGACCGACAAAATTGGCGGACTATCGGTGACGACCACCGCTGGATTTGATTTGGACCCAATCGTTTCTGGCACATCAAGTTCAAAGTTCCTGGCTGCTGGCGTAGCTGGGTCCGTAAGCGCTACGATTCCGGCCCTAAATTCCCTTAAGTCTTTTACGCTAGAAGCGTACGTCTTCTTTCCGCCAGGCGCCACTGGTACGGTATTAAAGATAGGCTCAACTCCTTTCATTCAAACAAATGCTTCTGGGTATGTCTCAATTACGCCACCATATGTGGGTGCCACCGCCATTGATCTAGACTATCAGCCGTTTGACGTCACACAGGTTTCTGTAATCTGTGAGCAGTACGGGTACACAATCATGATCAACGGTGTTGAAAGATATTCTGGTTCAGCGTCCACAGCCTACGTGTCCTCGACTTCTGTGGTCTTTGATAATGATGCTTCCCTCTCTAAGGCTCTCGGTGCCGTTTTTCTATTTGACGGCCCGGCAAGGTCCATTGATGTACAGCGTAGAATACAAGAAGCGGTTGCTAGATCTGACGACCCGTTCGCATTCTATGAAGCAGAAACAGCACACATTGCTGCCCCTAGCCAGGTTTATCAGACAACATACGACCTTCCAATCCACCAGCCATGGTCAGATTTTGCATCATATGCAATAGGTCAAACTAGTGAAGGAATCGGCCTCAAGCTTGAAAAGAAGGCCGTGTATTCTCAATACGAATGCTACAAGATAGACGACTTGGGCTGGCATACTGGCACCTCAGGTTCGGTTTATGTCAGAATTCCTAGCTATGCCGCATCTCCCCCTGCGGCAGCGACTCGTGGCGTAATCCATATGCGTCCTAAATTTGGTTTTGGAGACCATCATACAATCAAACTTAGTAGCAATCAGTTGCAGTATGTTCAGCGTAAGGGGAATTACAATACGTCTGGCGTAGACACCTCTGCCGAGTCTACTCCGCAAAACATAGGCGCTGCCCTAACGGCTTCGGCTGATGTAATGGTGGGCTTTGTTTGGGATTCGACAGGACTGAGAGTGGTTATGAATGGTGCTGTGGTTGCTATGACAGAATTGAGTTCATACTCGTTCTCGCCATTTGGTTATGAGCTTTATATCGGGGTCGATGAGGATTTACTTAATCCGTATCATGCATCTCAGGGGGCATGGAACTGGGAGCTGAGAGTTTGGAATTATGCAGACGAAACGGTTGGAAACACCGATTATGGAACACATACGTTCTTTATGGGAAGCACGGCTTCAATGCCGGTTAGGGCCGAGGGAAGTATGAATCTAGAAGTGCCAATTTGGTACAAATCTGGAGCCGGGCAGGAAAAGGTAAAGTCACCAACCCTTTGGTATGACGGATATAGCACTGTGTCTGGAGTTTTGATCTGATGCCGGTGCCTTACTTTGGGCCAGCGGTCCCATCAAACGAGCCATATGGAAAGTCAGTTAAATACACTATTCCGCTTAAATCCAGATGGGATGGCGATACGAACAGTATTAGGGGGATGCATCTAAGGGCCTTTGGATTTTCTGCGACGGACAAGACGCTCTTTTCAGAGGGTTCGGCCACGGTAGATGCTGGAGACACAGACTTTTACGTATCTCCATATGTAAGGGCACCGCTATCACATTCGATATATCAAGGCGTCTCGATTGTAGGTGGCACTGGCAGTGTAAAGGTTACTCCTACCGGCCAGTTTAAGACATTTGCTGTGGCTGTAAGACCAACCAACTCATCTGGGGCATCGACTATCGCTTTCGGTAATGGAACGACCGGTGCCGGAACTATAACGTTTACTAAAACTGGTGGAGCCTATTACTATACAGTAGCGTTCACTGGATTGGCTGGCCTATATGTTAATGGAGCCTCCATTGCAACAAACACATCGATGTACATTCCATTTCCAATACTAATTGTTGCAGATCTCACCAACCTAGCGACAGATTTAAGGTTCGGTAACACGTACACCGGGACCGGGGCGGCAGAAACAATGCAATTCGATCACGTCGCAATGATGACTAAGTATACCGGAGTAACACCAACAGCGTTTGGACTTACAGATGCTCAAAAGTACACTAGTCTCTACTATAGAAAGCCGCAGGCGTCAGATTTTGTAGACTCGTCTATGCAGATAGGTTCGACCGTGATGGTACCAAATCCTGAGTCCTGGCCTGTAGTTTCGTCCTCTTGATGGACATATGCTATACTTAAGTCATGGAAATTGACCCTAATCGTATCAAAAATAAGAAGATTACAGGCATTGAAGACCCGTTTGAGTTCGGCGTCTATGCCTGGCAGATGCCTGACGGAAAGGTTCTCGGCAAGGACGGAGACATGTTAAACATCCCGTCTCAAAAGGGTGATATTCGTAAAATGTCGATGATCAGACAGTATGTAAACAAGGAGCTAGGCATTCTTCTTGGTGAGCCGGTGTTCCTTCCAGGCGTGACAAGGCTGACTGAAACGGAGCACGACGACCAGATGGAGCAGATGTTGAATGGCTATGTTCCAAGCATGGACCTGGGCTCGCTACGTGATGACCTTATTAGGGCAAAGAAGGAGAAAAGACTGTGATTTCGGCTGTAGATGACGATGATATTTCGGCAGTAGATGATGAGCTTGAAGTTCATGAAATCGATGTCCGTTCTGCTGATGTTTCCCAAAGCGGAGTTCTGGTCATAACAGACCCATTCGAATTTGAAGCTTCTTTTGTAAAGTCAATGGACGTTTCGCCAGCCCTAAAGCGCCGTGCTACAAGAATGAGCAAGCGTTTCGAGGGCGAGAGCGGGGTGGAAACAAAGCGCCGCGACCACGAGAAGTTCTCCGTCTACAATCTCTTTGACGTTGTGCCAACTCCGTACAACATGGAGTTCCTTGCAAACATGTATGAGCAGTCTGCTCCACACTTCGCAGCTATCAACGCAAAGACATATAACACAGTTGGCCTGGGGTACGGATTTAAGCCGTCACCGACAACCATCCAGGCACTCGACTTGGCCGAGGGCAATCAGAAGAAGCTAGACAAGCTTCGTAGAAAGATCGAAATGCTTCGTATGGAGCACATGGAGTGGATAGACTCGCTTAATAAGGAAGACTCTCTTACAGAGACTCTGATTAAGGTCTATACAGACTATGAGGCGACCGGAAATGGATATCTTGAGATTGGTAGAACATCTTCTGGTGAAATTGCCTATCTGGGCCATGTACCGGCGACTGGAATGAGAGTTCGTCGCAAGCGCGACGGCTTTGTTCAGATGGTTAATGCAAAGAGCGCCGTATTCTTTAGGAACTACGGTGACCAGGAAACATCTGACCCTATTGGCAATGATGGCAATCCGCACGAGATCATTCACTTTAAGAAGTACACGCCTAGAAGCGACTACTATGGAATTCCTGACGTTATTCCAGCAGTCGGAGCCGTGGCTGGCAGCAAGTATGCGGCTATTTACAATCTAGACTACTTTGAGAACAAGGCTGTGCCAAGGCACGTCATTGTTGTTAAGGGCTCAACCCTTTCGGCCTCAGCAGAAAAGGCACTTTACGAGTTCTTCGATGTAAAGCTAAAGGGCAAGAACCACAGAACACTTTACGTTCCGCTTCCAAATGACGACCCTGATCGAAAGATTGACTTTGAGATCAAGCCGGTAGAGGCTGGCGTACAGGAGGCTTCATTCATTAAGTACAAGGATAATAACAGAGATGAGATTCTAGGAGCTCACAGAACTCCGATTTCCAAGGTTGCCATTGTTCCTGGCGTTTCTCTATCATCTGCAAGGGATTCAGATAAGACATTCAAGGAGCAGGTAACTCGCCCACAGCAGGACATCTTTGAGCGCAGGATTAATCAGATCGTAAAAGAGAAGTCCGACATCTTTGTTTTTGCACTCAATGAGCTTTCACTAACAGACGAGGACACTCAGAGTAAGATTGATGAGCGTTACCTCCGTATGCAGGTTATCACGCCAAATGAGGTTCGCTCTCGCATGGGGCTACCAGGAATTGATGGTGGTGATGAGGTAGTTGACCTTAAAGCGGAGCCAGCGGCAGAGCAGAGAAGCACGGCTACTGCTGGAGACGCACGAGCCAGAGAGCGCTCAGCAAGCTCACCTGACTCAAGTGGAGAAGCCAGAAGTCCTAAGGGCGAAGGCCGTTCTGCTCAATAAGTAACGATTTAAACACGATTTTAATTTCATTCATGCTATACTGAAAATCAAATGGAAATTAGTAAGAGCCATTGGGAATCTCGTGACGGAGTAGTAAGCCTTTCCGTCCCGATTATGAAGGTCAACCAGGAGAAGCGCATTGTCTCCGGGTTCGCCACTCTGAACAACCTGGACCGCCAGGGCGATATCGTTTTGTCAGAGGCCTCTAAGGCTGCGTTTGCAGCATGGCCCGGAAACGTTCGTGAGATGCACGCCAACATCGCCGCCGGGAAAGTTGTTTCATTCAGAGAGCAAATGTATTACGACACAGAGACGGAAAAGTTCTACGAGGGCGTATACGTTGATGTTTACGTTTCTAAGGGCGCACGCGATACCTGGGAGAAGGTGCTTGATGGCACGCTCACAGGTTTCTCTATTGGTGGGCGCATTCTTGATGAAGAGTCGTTCTTTGACGCAGACCTAGGTCGCGTAGTTAATGTCATCAAGGCTTATGAGCTAGCAGAGCTCAGTCTTGTTGATGTACCAGCAAACCAGCTGGCAAATGTTTTCTCCATCGCCAAGGCGGATAATGGAGATGTTAAGGTATCTGGAATTGCAGTTGATGTTGAGACTGTAGACGTTTATTGGAATCCCGTTGAGAAGGTGGCCGTATTTGGGGCCACAGAAGAGCCGGGCTATGAATACATTGGGTGGATTGAGTCCACGATGTCTGACAGCGAGAAGTCTTCTGCGATTGCAGAGCTGATAAAGAACGCCGCGAAGCCAGCGGTAGAAAAGGAAGAAGGTGTTGAAACAAACATGGCTAATGAAGTAGAAGAGACAGTTGAGACTGTCGAAGCTGTTTCCGAGATTGTCGAAGAGACAGTTGAAGAGGCCCCTGTTTCGGAAGACACCGCAGAAGAGGTAACCGCTGAGGCTGACGCCGAGGTTGAGGCTACTGACGACGCCGGTATTGAGGCTGTCGAGGAGGAGACTCCTGAGGCTGCGGTTGAAATCGATTGGGAGGCTGAGTTTAAGTCCCTCAAGGAGACTGTTGGGGAGCTTGCAGGCACGCTTGCAGGTTTTGCAAAGTCTGTTGAGGGTGTAACCAGCATTGTAAAGAGTCTTACGGAAACTGTTGAGAAGAATGCTGCAACTACCGATGAAGCGATCAAGGAAGTTGCATCTCACGTAAAGGACGTAGAAAAGTCCATCGTAAGCAAGAAGGCTGCCGACCGCGACGTGGAAACTCGCAAGGTCGAAAAGCAGGATATTTGGGCGGATCGCTTCACTGCTCACAAACTATACTAAAAAACGAAAGGAGTTGAAAAACAAATAATGGCTGATGAAATTTTGCAAAAGGCTAACGAGGTTATCTCTGGTTATGTCGATGGCGCCGGTGGTGCCAGCGAACTAGCCAACTCTATGGCCACGTCTAGCGGTCTATTGAATGCAGAGCAGTCCAACCAGTTCATTGACTACATGTGGGACGCCACAACCCTTGCTAAGGAGGGTCGTCGCATCACCATGCGTGCCAATGAGGTTGACATTGACAAGCTGGCAATTGGTGAGAGGGTTATCCGATCCGCTACTGAGGCTGACGGTACTTACACCAACGAGGGTGTCACGTTCACCAAGGTTACTGTAAAGACCAAGAAGATCCGTTTGGACTGGGAGGTATCGACAGAAGCTGGTGAGGACAGCATCGAGGGCACAGGGACCGCCGGTCACGTTGCTCGCGTATTCGCAACTCAGGCTGGTAACGACATCGAGGATCTAGCGATCAACGGTACCGGATCTGGTGGCGCATTCTCTTCGATCATGAAGGGATTCTACCAGCTCGGAACTGTCGAGTCTGCGGCTCACGTCGTTGACTGGAACGAGGCTGTTGTGGACCGTGCCGTATTCGATGCAGCACTCAAGGTGCTTCCTCGTAAGTACAAGGCCTCTCGCAACCGTCTTCGTTTCTACGCTGGTTCCGGTCTGGTTCAGGACTACCTATTCGCTCTAAGCGCAATTGGTGACGCACCTGAGACAATCGTTGCTGACGTACTTCGTGGATCCATCTCTGGTCCTCAGGGTCAGGGTGGCGGGCGCTACCCACTAGCATTTGGTGTTCCAGTTGTTGAAGTTCCTCTATTCGATGAGGGGCGTCCAACCACTGCTTCAGGAGATGCTGACACCCTTGGTCACGTCGAGCTTACATTCCCAGAGAACCGTATCTGGGGTGTTAAGAGAGACATTGAATTCTATGACGAGTTCAAGCCAAAGAAGGACACGACTGAGTACACAATGTTCATGCGTTTCGGTATCCAGGTTGAGAACTGGGACGCTTACGTTGTTGTTAACGACGTTAAGGTTAAGGGCTACACTTCAGCTTGATAGCTGACTGAACAACTGAATAACAGAGGGGAGGGTCTATGACCCTCCCCTCTGTGCTATACTAGACATGACGTTAGGAGAAAGAATGTCTTTTGAAAATCTAAAGAAAACAGATCTTGTCAAGGTTGCAGAAGCCTTTGGAACTAGATCAACAGGAACAAAAGCCGAGATCGTAGAAGATCTTGCAGCAGAGGGCGTAACGTGGGAGCTATATCAGACACTGACTTCTGAAGAGTCTGAGGCTGTTGAGCCCGTCGTGCCAGCTGCACCAAATGAGCCTGTCGATAATGGTTCCGGGCCAGACGTTGTCATTAAGTTTTTGGGCGGCGGGAGCATAAGAACTCGCGGGGTAAAGGTAAGCTCGGAGAACCCATTTGTAGTCGTCAAAGAGAGCGTTGCAGACGCCCTTATTGAAAAGAATCCGTACTCCTGGAGGCTCTCAACAGCCAAGGAGTTGGAAGCGTTTTACGCTTGAAAACGGCCCGCTCCGGCGGGCTTTTTTCTTTGCCATGGTACAATTAAGATATGATCGAGGTATATCAGGGCGAACTAACAGTAAGCGTGATGATTCCAAATGCTTACACTGTTACGGCTGTAACAATTACACAAAAGATGTATGATGACGTCACCGGAGATAGGGTTGACGAAGACACAACGCCTGCATATACAGAAGAACCGATTGGAGCCACGCCGACCCATAAGTACGTTCACGTTGATGTTTCTAATGTTTCTGGCTGGCCGAGCCCATTCACAATTAGAATTGACGTTCTTGTAGATGGCGATTCAAAATTTATCAAGTCGTCCTACGACATTGTTGTGCCTTATGCCACGGTAGACGAAATTGTAGCAGCCGGAAACATCGATCTAGAGGATATTAACAGTTCAAACTACAAGACGTATCAGCAGGTAAGAGACGCTGAGGCAATAGCCCGGCACACCATTGAGTCCTACACCGGCAGATTCTTTGGAAGGTCTTATTCAAAATGGGACGTTCAGGGCACAGACAAGACGGTGCTATTCTCAGACGAACACATTCTTTGGCTAGGTGCCGTCTTCCACGACGATGAGGCCATTTATGATTCAGATACCGGCTCTTATGAGGTTTCTGAAAGCGGTCACACGTTTGAAGTAAAAGACGACGACGGCGAGCGCTATGGGTTTCCAGAGGGATACAAGTATTCAGTAATAGGAATCTTCGGAAATGACGACGTTCCTTATGACGTAACGTTGGCGGCAAAGCAGCTTGCTGTTCACTTCCTGTGCAGCGACTCGGCAACACAAAACAACTACATAGATCAGGTAAAGTTTGGTGAATCTGCCAATCGTTACAACAGGCTTGCGTTCTATGGCACCGGCCTTCACAACGTAGACCTGCTGCTTAACAAGTACAGATTCCATAACTACAAGGTGCTATGATTTACAGTTGCCCAACATCTTCCAGATACTCGATGACCGCCAAGGTGTATGCGGTCTCTACTGTTCAGAATTTTGATACCGGCGAGCTCGAACGTACATATTCAATTTTGAACACTGTCAAGTGCTTCGCCGCTGGCATTGCCGCGAGTGGAAAGGATGTTCCAGGCACATTCGAAATGTTCAATAGGCGTGGTGAGTATTCGGTAACCGACTACATTCGTATTTGGACAAGCGTTCCAATTGACAAGCAGTTCGTCGTATCGTTCGTTACTGACTCTAACGGAACCATGTGGACCGAAGATAATGGAGATCCAACGATTTTTGACTCTAATGGCTCCGTTCCGATTGTTAATGCAAGTGGTAGGATAGTAGAATATCTCACAATGCTCACTAGGTCGGAGGTTCAAGATGTCGAAGGACTTGGCTAAGGTTGTGAGGGTGCTTGAGCAGCACAATAAGATTGTCACAAAAGCAACTTCAAAAGCCTCCAAAGAGCGAGTTAGTAGAAATGTATTCAACGCCCTTAGAGAGTCTTTCAATCAGACGCTGGACTCCAAAGCCAGGTCGAGACCAGGTATGTTTCA